TACCTAAAGCACAAACGGATGAAGTTAAAAGGCGGTTAAGTAAATTATCTGAATGTTTTTTTAATGTAGAAGAATTACAAAAATTACATACGCTCATGGAAAATGCTGCTCCAGATGCCGCCCCTATTTTAGAGGCAATGGATGAGGCAGCAAATGAATTACCTACAAGGGATCAAATAGGTGAATCAATAGATCATATATTAGAGACGGGTGATATGGGTCAGTTTTTAAGTGCTACAGATGTAGATTTGGCCGAAGCAGTACGAATTAAGAAGCAAGCGGCAGCGGAAATGAGACGGACTCTTGCGGAGGAAGGTGCTGTTGGTCCAGACTTTTTACAACAGGTTATACGAGGGCGATTAGGTTCTGAGGAGGAGGAAGAAAAAGGCGAAGAAAAGAGTGAGTCTGGTTCTGAGTTTGGTGATCAACCCGATATTGTTTTTACTCCAGCAGAGTTAAAAGCCATGAAGGCGGAATTACAACGTATAGATGCTTCTAAGTTTAAAGAGTTTACTCAACAATTTGAACCATTATCTGTAAGAGAAAAAAGGTCTTACATAAAGGTAATCAAAGGTAAATATAGGATAGCATTAGATAATGGAGAGATAGATTTATTAACAGGTTCACAATGTGAAGGAATATTATTAAAAGTTACAATAGACGAAATTGAAAGTCAATCATTTTCTGCGCCTCCGTCGGTAAAAGCTAATCCAGTAAACCCCGAATCAACACGTACTTTTTCGCCAGAGCAACAAGCATCACGTAATGACGAAGACAAAGTGTTTAATCGTATAAGGACAGAAGATTTGGAACAATACAAACAAAACTTATTAGGATTACTCAAACGTTTAACTGATAGTGGATATTCGTCTGCTGCGAGTGAACAAGATATACAAGATGCTTCCACCATAAGAATGCTAGACACAATAGCACAAGAAGTAATTGGCGAATATGTAGGTCAAGGGGGCAGAGGATTAAAAAAGATGAAGGGATGTGGATTATTAAAGAAAAAGGTACGTTCTGCTGTGGATCGCAGTGATGGATACAAAAAGCCAGCATCTTATAAGCAGTTTGGTAAGTATCTTATTAACCATCACAAATTAAAAGATGGAATACTTATGATAAAGTCTGCTTCGGGCGCTGCTGTGCCTAAGTTGCCGACAGAGGCAATTAGCTTTAATTTAGCAAAGGTAATCCAGAGTGTTGGGACTGGTATTTCTTTATCGGATTTTGATAAATTAACACCAGATGAAAAGAAGAAATTACATGCGGTCACACGGCATTCTCGTGTAGAACACGACATACCTAATCCAACAAAGGATACAGATGAAAGGGAATTAGAACGTTTTAATATTTTAAGGGGAGAGATAATTGCGGGTAATGACTCTACTCAAATTGCTCGTGAGTTTAAAGCAATGCTATTAAAGTTTGTCAGGGAAGGACGTATTCCTCGTAGACAAGCAAATGAAATATTAGAAGAAATGCTCCATTTAGGATAATATTATATCAATCCATATTATATGAACGGTGATAAATTAGAAAATAACATGGGAGACGGTGGTTTATTCCATTGGAAAGTGGGTAATCCTACTACGTCTAACAATATTGTACAAATGAGGAGCGGTAATGAGCAACCTCCATTTAGAGCGGGCGGTAATCAAGTGCCATTCTTTTTAGGTGTCAAGGGTAATTGCTGTATAACAAGCACGTCTGTCACACCTCGGTCTATGTATCTAGATGTTTTAAGTCAACATAAGTAATTAATTTATCTTAATATATTATATTATGGTTCAAACGATTGTAATTAATCAGTCTAATATAGTAAGTGACGGGCAGAATAACAAATTAGTGTATAGTTTTCCTAACTCTGTATCCTTTCCTAATCATGAAATTGCTATTCAATCTGTGTATATGTATTATAGTTGGGTAAATATAAATGGTACAACTCTTAACAATAACACATTTAGTTTCTTTTGGCCTACTAATGAATACATTGTTCCTGCTGACATTGATAATCAGATTAAGGTTGTAATACCAGACGGGTTATATGAGATAAGTACTTTAAATCAGTATTTACAGTGGTTTTGTATTAAGAACGGGTACTATTTAATTAGCGCTGCTACTAACGCCAATGTATACTTTATGGAGTTTGTAGTTAATCCAACAGAATACGCAGTTCAGTTTAACGCATATCCCGTACCAACAGCGGCAGAAGCGGCGGGTGTTTACATTGCTCCAGTTGCTAATCCTATTTTAGGAACAGCAGACTTTGCTGGGTATGCTGATGGCGTAGCAACTTGTCCTCAGTTGTATATTCCTAACAACAATAACTTTTATAAAATATTTGGATTCCCGAACTCTATTGGAAATAACCCTAACAACTTTTTTGTAATACCTAATGCTGTTTCTTTTGGAGATAATTTAGGAGCAAATTACTCATTTTTAAGTACAACATCTCCTCAAGTTCAACCAAATCCAGTAGTCTTTTTAGCACTTTCTAATATAGAAAATAACTATGCTACGCCGTCTAGTATTATTGGTGTTGTATCACCGCAAGTTGGATTCGGGGAGCTAATTCAATCAGAACCCCCCCAGTTTGCTTGGAACAAACTTTTACCAGGTACTTACAACTCGCTACGTTTATCTTTTATAGGAACGGATAAATCGCAAATTACTATTTTAGATCCGCAGATGACTATAACATTAGTTATACGTGATAAAAAGGACATATCTATTGGTGATGCGCTTGCGTCAGCAACGGCGGGTAAATAATATTTAGAAAATGTATATGAACCAAATCAACTTTACATCGTTTATAACCGAGCAATATTTAAATAAAACATGGGATGATTTAGCAAGGGAACAAACGGAACTACAAAAAAAGATGAAGGATAGGACAACGGATGAAATGATTAAAAAGGAGAAGAACTATACTCGTCAGTTGTTATTGTTCAATAAGATAATGACTGATTTAGTAAAGTTAAGGAATCTTAGAAAGGATTTAGACAAATTGGATGTATCTTAACTTCTTTTTTTCGTTGAGTAATATATAATGTCTCAACGAAAAATACCAATGGTTCATATAGCGGGACGTACGCATACTCCGCATTTGGCTGGGTGTGGCATGGGGAGTGTTCTTTTAAACATAGGTGGACCACCAAGCGGAGTTGGAAGTTCTTATTCTAGTTTAGAAGATTATTCAAAAACTACAAACAATCCTATTCCTATGGGAAGCATGGGCGGTCAAGGGTTGAATGACAAATTACAAAAGTTAATGGTGAAACCATTAGCAAAGAAACCAAACGCAATTCGTTTTTAATCCATTTTATTTTCTTTCAATAGAATATAAGGATGAGTGATACTTTAGTTCTTGACATGTCTACTCAAAGTGAAGGCGCTGCTGCCGTATTTACTAAACGTGATTGGTTATCTATTCTTGATAACCAGAATCAGAATTACAACGGCAACCAAAGTGTCGTCGATACATCACAATTAGCCAATAGTAACAAGTACATGAATTATCGTGAGGGTTATTTCACAGTCCCATTATTATTGACTGTAACTGGAACACCAGCCGATCCAGCAGTAGCATGGACACCAGCCACTGCCGCTACATCTTGTGATTTTAATTTTGGTCTTAAAAATTGGTATGGTTCAATTATTCACTCATTTACATTAGATTACAACGGAACTACTATAATTCAACAAACCCCATACATTGGTCTATGGAATACATTCAAGTTAATGACATCTCTATCTGTAGATGATTTACGAACCCAAGGTTCTTTAATTGGATTTTACCCCGATGAGGCAACTTGCTGGACATACCGAACTGGTGGTGCTGCGGGTGGTCTTGGTGTATGTAATAATTTAATAAGAAGTGCTACTACTGCTGCCCTTTACACAGGAGCATTTACTAATTCTTCTCAATTAAATCAAGTTAATCCAGCAAATAATGGTGTTAATACTGGCTTGTTACAGCGCATTATGTCATGGAATGTTGACCCTGATGGTTTAGCTGGTTCTACTACTGGTGATACTCTAGCAATAGGCGGTGGTAATAACGTTAATGGTGTGTTGCCATCGGATGCTTTTCTGACATTGTGGCAAAGTTTTATTTTCAACAAGGTAAACACTGCTATTGCTCCTGATACTTTAAAAGCTGGTGCTTGGCAAGCATCTATTTGCGGTATTGTTTATCTTAAGCACATTCATTCCTTTTTTGAACGTGTTCCTCTATTAAAGGGTGTATTTATGAAGATGACATTAAACTTAAACCAATCTTCGGTATCATGGACATCAACTGATGCTGGCAATGGATTTGACTCTAATACCGTTAACGTAAACTCGCCTCTTGGTGGTGTAAGTCCATTAATGCTTTCAGATCCTTTTACTAATGGTGTAGCAACTTCTATGCCAGTTGGTTCTTACATTTATTCTATTGCTGTTGGTAACAAAGTATTAAACACTTCTCAGTCTACTTCTTTAACTGCCGCAATTCAAGCACCTAATATTGGTTCAATTATATTGAATGTACCAGCATATACTTTTAACCCAGTATTTGAGCAGTCTTATCTCTCCTCTCCAGTCAAAAAGATTGTATACACTGATGTATATCAATACCAAGTATTAGGTGTTGGTGGTAACCAAACTTTTAATAACCTTATTACCAATGGTATAGCTAATATTAAATCTGTATTGTTGTTACCATTTTATGGTGCTGGAAATTATAATAACGCACCTGCTACTCTTGGCACTCCACAAGGCGGTGTTGCTGTTGGCAATCAAGGTCTTGTGCCATTTCAATCTCCGTTTGATCCAGCGGGAGGTGGTCCAACTTCGCCAATGGTACATTTTACCCAGTTCAATATCCAGATTTCTGGGCAGAATGCTATCTACAACACAGAGCGATTCTCGTATGAGCAGTTTGCGAATCAGTTCAAAGGTGTCAATGCTATTAACGGCGGGCAAACTGATGGTCTCACTTCGGGACTTGTTGGTCTCAAAGACTGGACTTACGAATATTGCTATTACTACGTCAATTGCGGGCGCATGCTCCCAGTTGAAGAGGCTGTTCCTAAATCGGTTAATATTTTAGGACAAAATAAGAATAGCTCTGCCATTGATATTTACGTCTTTGTTGAATACGGAGTTGAAGTCTCAGTAGATGTGCTTACAGGGTCACGTGTATAGGGTGTTAATTAATAAATTAATAAAGAGTTAATGATATAATTTCAATTTTTTATCTCATTAACTTATATATGGAAAAGATTAGTGTAGCAAGACCATCAAGTCGTGCGATGTCTCGTCTTAAAAAAGGCGAAAAAGTACGTTTAATGAAAGGCGAAGGATTAGACATATTTATTGAACCCGAGAAGATTAACAAAGCATCCAAAAGTTTTTTAAAAGGCAAAGGCATACAAATGAACTTATCTCCTGCGGAAATAGCACACAATGAAGGGTGTGGTGCTTTTAAAAAGGTTAAACGAATGGCTATTAATACCGCAAAAAAGATGGGTCGCCAAACAATTAAACACGTAGCACCCGAAGTTGCTGATAAGTTTGGTGCGGTATTAGGAGCAGTCGCACCCGCTGTTTTAGGGAATCCAGAGTTATCACCATTAGGCGCTATGATGGGACAGCAAATGGGCGAGGCTGGCGCTAAATATCTTACTGACAATGCTTTGTCGGCGTTGCGTACATCTAGGCAAAATCGTCGCAATGAACCTCGTTCCCGAGGCACTGGTATAGATCCGTTAGGGCGTGCTAATCTTGGCGTAGCACACGCAGATATGGAGTCAGCAAATATTGAGCGTATGAGGGCACGAGTTATGGATGATCAATCGCCATTTCCTGTTGTAGGCGCACATCATGAAAAGAGTAGTATTAATGTTGGTGGTAATTTGTTAAAAGCTGGACAAGCATTACAATCTCAACCATTTTCTGCTAATTTTCAATTTAGGCACACATTGCCACCTTCGTTTCAAAATATTTCAAAACGAGGCGGGTCATTATATGCTCAATCTGGTCGGGGTGGTAGTCTTGGCGGTAGCCTTGGTGCTGGCTTGTATGCTCAACCATCATCTGCTCGGGGCTTATACGCATGATTTATTTTTCAGATAGCGCTGGCGGTTATATTCCGCTATCTTTTCCTTATTGTCTTCGTAATACTTTTTTTTGTATTCCTTCATTTTTTCTTTATGTTCTTCCCTATATTCCTTTTGCTTTTCCCCATATTTACCCCTATATTTTTGTTGGTATTGTTTTATTTGATCTAAATGAGTCTCTCTATACTTCTTTTGATACTTTCTAATGTTGTCCTTATGCTGTTGTGCCCATTCTACATTCATGCTTACAAGTTTTTCCTTATTCTTTTTGTAGTATTCACGAGCATATGCTAGGTTCTTCTCTCTGTTATCCTTTTTGTATTGTTGTTGATATTCATTCATTAAAAAATAGTATAATATGACTTTATATTATTTTTTTCCTATTAATCAACTGGTATTTTAGCTAAATATTCTTCAAGCCAGTCGTCTGTCAAATTAACATCATCGTCTGGTTCAAAATCATATATGACACCTGCGTCTTCAAGTTCATCTACATCTTCACATATTGTGGTTTCATTTGGAAACTCATCTATAATATTCCAGTCGTCATATTGGTCTTGGGCTGATTGAAACTCTTTCACTTTTATTTGTTTGCCTTTGTAAAAATACTTACCGCAACTCCATTCCACCTTTTTGGAATCCCAATCATCTGGAATCGCAATACAACTTGTAAAGACTGGGCGGAATTGAACCGTGAAGAACTTGACACCGTTGAAGGAAGACATTGTGTTTGCCGTTATGCTAATAAAAATATGGATTATATCTATTTCAATTTTCTTTTTATTATTTACGAATTGACAATATCACCTGGTTTAAGCACAATTTCTTCGTCGTCCGATTCATTTTCGCATTGACCACATTGACACCAATCACCATCACTGCTTGAGTCTTCCATTTCTTCTGGACAAACGTAAGATGGGTCTAGTCCGCTTATTAATGTATGTATGTTTGTAACATCTGTTTCTAATGCCACCATTTTAAGATATAACGCACATATATCTTTGGTCATAGCTTGTATGGTTTCAGCACACAAATGATGTATAATCATAATATGACTATTATCTAAGTTTACACCTAATACTATGGTTTCACGACATGAACACCAATGTGTACTTTTTAGCATATCTACTACGTGTATTACGTTTTTGATATTATTTCCAGAGTCAATTACGGGTTGACTTGTTTGAGACGAACTTGTAATATGTTCTTCGTACATTTCGCCAATGAATGTTTTGAAGTCATCTATTTTATTAGAAACTAAATCCCAGCACCAAGCAAGCAATGAATGAATACCAATTTCATTTCTTACTATAAACTTGGATTTCATAAAATCACGGAACTTGACTACAGAAGGTTTTATGGACAGCACTGATTTAATAGTGGCCTCATTAAATATATTGTTCAAAGTTTTTATAAGTCCATCCATGTATTCTAATTTGTATTCCTTGTTTTTAGTTGAGTTTCCAAACTGAAACACAAAATTAACAAAATGATTGAACTCAAGTTTTGATAAACTATATTGATAACACATATGAGATCCAGTCTTGTTAGAAATTGCCAGCATGTTTTGCGTGAAGATAGGCGAGAACGACATTGTAAATGATGTAATAAAAATATAGGATAAAATCTAATTCAATTTTATTTTAATTCGGGCGCACTACATAATCCCTCATAAAATCACTGGTTGTATGTTCCATCATAAGTCGGTAAGCTCTTTTATCTGGACAAGTGTATTTGTTATTGACAATTGGATATATTATCATATAGTCTTTCCAAATGAAATTATGACCAATACTAATCAAAGATATGAAATACATTGAGTTAGCAATCTTTTGTGTTTCGGAGAGAACCATTGTTGGTGTTGTGTAATAAAAATATAGGATAAAATCTATTTCAATTTTATTTTAATTAGAGTCAAAAGTGCGTTTTATATGATTTAGAACACGTATTCTTGCTTTTGTGTTTGTATAATTATTTGCGTCTCCTTCTTTAAATATTGATTTGTTTGGTCCCATTTGTATAGTTGAAGCATTACTACAAAATTCGCACCTTTTTTGGTGTAGTTTTTTCCACATATCTTTTTGTTTTAATGTTTTAAACTCACGAAGTTCGTCATTACAAGCGGTAATAGTGTAAAATGCGTTGCTCGTTACTTTAAGTTTTGCCGACATATTGACTGCTGTTATGCTAATAAAAATATGGATTATATCTATTTCAATTTTATTTAAATTGGTTCTTCATGGAATAATTTAACTGCTTTACTGGCATTTTCAAGTACTTCTTTATCAACGTCTGCGTCTTCGCAATCAAAGTAAATGTCTTCTTCTTCTAATATAGCTGTATCTCCTACACATATTTTGAGTTCATTTGCGTATTTATAAGAATCGCCTTCCATATTTTCTGCGTCCATAACTTTTTGAAACTTAATATCAGTTGTTCCATAATATAGTGTGTCCCATTTACAACACAAGAGACTTTCATCTACATTATCGGGAACAAGCCACATAGAATAATGTTCAATTATATATTTTGCTTGGACCACTTTATATCCAGCAGGCGACGTTTTTGGCAATGAACCCTTGTTGGTGTCGTCAACATTAAAGCAATCATATTCGGAAAGCACAACTGAGTTGGATTGCGACATTGTTATGTTGTTTTGATATGTAATATAGTTAAAAGAAAAAATCTATTTCAATTTTTTTTAAATTATTTTTTTTGTATATAAACGCACTCCATATTAGCACTAGAACCCATGCCCTTAAAATCATCGTACATATCTTGTTTAGACTTTATAGTGTCTCCGTATTTATCAGTCATATAGGCATGACGCAACGCATTAATGCTAATCTTTTTGCCATCAAATATCTTATTCAAGCGCTGGTTTAATTTCACAGCATTCAACATCTTAAATTGGTTATCAAATAGTAAAAAATCTGTAGGGTTATACTTAATCCACTTGGTTAAGATTTTCTTTAAAGGTGTTGGCATTTTAATTCGTTGCTCGCCATACGTCTTGCTTGTTTTATAAACATTAAATACCAAATACATGCCGTCAATATAATTGAACTCAGCATCATTGCTTGTCTTAATTTTAAACATACAATAATCAAGCGCTCTGCGTGGCGGAATAAATATACCACCTAATAAAGACAAGATTATATAGGACTGGATTTCCTGATAGTCTTGAGCAGTCAATGCTGTCTTCTTGTACAAGGTTTCTGCGTTCTTCTTATATTCTTCCCATAGAGAGATAATATCATCTTTAGTTGTAGAGTTCTCCTTTTGATAGTCAGACATCTCTTGCTTAGAAATATCTTTGTTATAAATCTTGATATCATTCATCATTAAATCTCTATAAGGTTTCTCATCACTTACTACAAACAAGGCGGCCAAGACTGTCTTGCGATTAGAGGATGGGATTTCTTTTAAATAATCTAGCACACGGTCAGTCTCTTTAAAGTTGTCAAGATTAATTGTCTTAGACCCAAACACTTTGTTATGTAAATTAGACAGAATAGACGTATAAGTTTTAATAGATCCCTCTGATAAGTTGGGGCGCTTTTCTTTCAATAATTTCCTAAACTCTTCCATTTAATTATATCTACAAATTAATTTCTAATTATTAAACTTATTCAACAAGTACTTGAATAAAAATAAAATTGAAATGGATTTAATCTAATACATATTAAACATAAATGGAGTAAACAATCACACAATGGCATCAAATATCATCTTTGAAATGATTATCTCATCGGCAAGCAAAATGGAGCGTGAACGTGCTGAGGAAGTAATGTGGGAGTTCATTACGAATTACAATCATTCATTCAAGTGGCACGGCGACAGTGAATTGCTGGACATTAAAACTCGCATTGCCGAATATACAAACTCCAAAGGACATAAATCTCTATCTCATTTTACCGCCAATGGTAAATATTATGGCTCGGTAAATAAATACGGTTATGAACCCGAATATTATGAAGGCACTTTTAAAGTCTCACGAATGCTTTTCATGATTGACTTGGACAAGACTTTTGAAACTAACACATTTGTATTCACACCAAAAACCAAAGGTGATTTTTTGGCAGAAGCAACTAAAAAGGCTGGACTATCGGGAGTCATTGCCGCACGCAAAGCGGAGACAACTGCTCGGAAAGAACGCAAGGAAAAGGTTCATAAAAAGAAAAAGCAAATGGACGAAAAGACAAAAGCAAAGAAAGAAGAACTACTACAGGACTTGACCGCATCATATACACCCCTATAAATTAAAGTTTGAACAATACATTACCTATATTTTTTTTACGAAAAGAACACTAAACTATACTTGTTTCCTTCAAAAGTATTGTTCCAATGTTCTAATTTTGATCCATCAAATATAGTGGGTGTGTGATAAGCATTATACACAGTGCCTTCAATAACTATCTCTCCCCCAGTATAATTTCCAAAAGATATTAACATAGACATGCCAGTGTTATGCTTATCCTTATGTGGCGGACATACAAGGTTATTATTCATCTGTATAGTTTTAAAATCAAATGGACAAATAATATTACCTATACGCTGTAGCTTTTCCCATATTTCTGGATATTTTACACTCCATCTAGATAGTTGTAATGTTGGACGACACCTTCGCTTTATAAGTCCCCACACACCGCCCTTGTATGTTGGGAATCCTAATCTGTTTGTATTGCTATTTTTACCTATAGATTCTAATAAAATATTTTCTAACATAGAA